ACTGGTGCCAGCATAGTTATAAATTTCCTGCACTTTCAGTGTGCTGTTATAGACATCATTGCCTACTCTAACAAATTCTGCTCTTAGATCAACTAATCCATTGGTCAATCTAATGTTTGAGGCTGTGGTGGCCGTGACAGTTAAATCTAATTGCGCTGAAGTTTTGATATCAATAGTGTCTACATTAACATCTATATAACTGCTAGAAACTGTGCTGGTATTATAACGGATTTTAAATCCATTAGTATCCATATCCTGTATTAGGCTAACATTACCAAATGGTGTGCTGGTGCTAACATTGAGAACATCACCGTCACTGATTACTAATCCATTACCAACTTTGATACCACCTCTTACAATAGTGGTTGCGGCTGGCAAAGTATATGTCCAGTCTGGATCTGGATCTACACTTAAAACACCAGTATCTGGATCAATTTGTAGATAACTACCAACACGAATGACAACTAATGTTGAAGCAGTGGCAATCTGTGTTGCTGTGAATGTTCCAGTGCCCCCACCTGCTGTGGTTTGAACTGTTCCATCACTAAAACGGACACCACCAATGCCTAGTTTAACAGGATTAGTGTTATTACTTCCATATAAATCACCTGTAATACTTACATCACCTGTAATAGTTACACCACCGCCAACTTCTAAACTATCATTAACATCTACATTGCCGTCTAAAATTAGACTGCTGGTTATTAACTGTAAAGTCCCTCCTGCTACTAATTCAGCATTGCCAACGCCGCCGCCATGAAAAAATCTCAAATAACTACCTAGGTTGGCTGTATCACCTGTGCCTATAGTTAGTTGTGGATTAGGACTTCCCCCTGGGAAGCCGCTGACAATATTAAAGCCATTGGTGTAGAGATCTTCATTTAATGACCATGATTGCAGTTCACCTAGATTGACCCAGGCTGCAAGACTAGTTTCATCACCACCTGTGAATAAAACTTGACCATAGGTTCCTTTGTTGATAGGATATCTTAATCCATTAATTATGAATTGATTATTGACTGTTAGATCTGTAAAAGTAGTAGTTCCAATAAAGGTAGATGTTCCATTTACAGTTAAATTGCCGCCAAAAGAACCATTGCCGCCAAAAGAACCATTGCCGCCAAAAGAACCATTGCCATCAACTGTTAAACTACCACCAATTGTGGCAGTGGTATCCACAGTTAGATAACGCATTGGCCATTCTTGGAATATGAATAGTTCCCAATCAGCGGGTGCATTAGGTGGTGGTGTAGTGCTGGTTAGTAAAACGTCATAGGCTACATCGCAGATATAAGTGCTGTATTCATAGTAGACAACGTCATTTCTTGTATAAACTCCACCATTTACCCATTCACCTCTATTCTTACTGGCAAAGTCAAAAGGAGCACTTTCAGTGGAAAAGGTGATTGTTGGAGTTTGATTTACTACTGTAAAATTGCTGACTTGATTAGTTACTGTGAATAGTGAGTTATCACTTGTGACAGTGATAGGGAAACTAGTAGTAGTTGAACTAATTGTTACATTTGTATTAGTGACATTGACGATAATCACGGCAGTGTCCTTAGATTATGCTGACGAAATTGGTTGTTGTCAGGGTAGTTGGGTCTTGAGGTAGAACATTTGGTTCCCAAGCCAATATTTTTGCAATTCTATGTATGTTTGTCACAGGAGGAGTAGCATTGTTAGTCCAGGCTAAACTTACCACTAAAAGAGGAATATTTACACGTGAATCAGGCAAAATACCATTGCTTTCAGGGTATAAACCACTTGGATGTGTGACATTTACAGTGCCTGCTGAACTAGACACTACTTGTATATAACTTGAGGTAGAAATTACTCCACCAGGGAAATAACCAATTACTTGGCTGTCTGCAAAATTGGGTTCGCCATCTCTAGTGTAGGCAATTGAATTGACTACCACTGTTTGATAGTCTGCTTTGAATGTCCAGCCAACAATGCTTTGATCAAAGTCGTAGGAATAAGTTTTTTGTGTTGTGGGGAAAGTAGATTCTACTTTGACGTTATCAGGGCCACCAAGCCACTGACCTAAGGTTAAAACTCCTGCCATAATGTTCTCCAATAAGTTGTAAAATAACTAGGATGAGCCCTAGTCAAGTTTGTTAATAGTATTTAACGAATACCGCAAAATACCCCGTTTTATGTTATGGAATAACTCCGCCATCAATTGTTGGGGCAGGATTCCATTCTAGGGCAATACTTGAAGTTGAAATACTGCTGTTATTGCCGTTGTTAGTTGAAAATGCTCTAAAGTAATAAGTGTCTGCAGGTAATCCAGTGATAGCAGTTGTGCTAACATCAGTGCTGGCAGTGTATGGTCCATTCATAGTAACCAATGAAGTAAATCCACTGCTACTGTTGTTTGAATACTGGAATGTCACACTGCTGACTGTGATACTGCCAACTGGGATTAATGAATGAATGAAGAAGTGTGGAGTTGATGCATTAGGGAACAAATCAACGTTGGTAGTTGAAGTAGTGCTGGTTGTTGTATCCCAAAATGGTGCTGATGGAGTTGCAGGTGCCAGTGTCCAAGTAAATGCTGAACTTGATGCACTTTCATCACTGCGTCTAATACCAATATTTGTTCTTGCCCTAAAATAATATGTGCCAGAGGCTCTGCCTGCAATGTTAGGACTTGTTACAGTATCACCACTGTTAAACGGTCCTTGAACAGTGGCCAAGTTTTCAAATGTTCCACCTGAACTAGTTCCAATCAAGAAGTCAACACTGTCAACAGGCAGACTTCCTGATGAGATAGTAGTAGACACAGTGAAGAATGGTGTTGCGGCTGTTGCATTGCCAGTGACTGTGGGAGCGGTAGGTGCTGGCACGCTATTTGCAATACTGCCAATACCACTGCCTGAGTTTTCTGCACTATCCACCAATGTCTCATCAGTGTAGATATCAGCATTGTATTCTAATGCTGTAATTTCAACTGTAATGGTGCTGTCATCACGCTCAATTTCTCTAGTTTTAGTAACGCGGAATAGTTTTTCATTAAAGTCAAACACTTCAGTGGTAAGTTTAATAACATCGCCAGCCCTAACGTTGAGAGCACTCCAGTCTGCTGTAAATGAAGTTATCAAATCAACGCGGCTTTGTTTGAGTTCAATTAAACCCACACGCCCTGCGTGAAGTGCGTTGTTACACATTTCAAGACGTAGATTTAGTGTGTTGTCTGGCTCTATATCATTTCTTTCAATTGGGTCAATTTCTGCTCTGTAGTAATCATTCTGATCTCTTAACTGACGACTTGCAAATTCAACTTCAAGTAGATTAAACAAATCTTCTAGACCTGTGGCATTTACTGAGATGTCACCAATAATGTTGTTATCATTGAATTCAAATGCGTTAGCAAGTTCTCCAGCAGTGGCAGCACGGTTGGGAATTACCACCCACTTGCCCTCATTGAAGTCATAGGTTGTCCATGATTCGCAACTCATGCAGATTTTGTCAAAGTTATTTTTAACTGTGTCACCAGTGGATAGCACGCCATTGATTTGATAGCGAACTTGTGTGCTAGTAGTTGTTCCGTTAGCCTCAAATTGATTTGTTGGTATGGTATTGCTGATTGACTTCAGACTGGTTGATGTTGAACTAATACTGGTTACTGTATTGACGCTGGTAGCAGTAAAGCCAGCGCCATAGCGAGCACTTGTGCAGAAATCATACCATACATCTCCAGGATTGTTCAGTGTGTTATTAACTTGGAATGTAATTTGTCCCAGACCAGTTGTGCCCTTTTCGCTGGAATACTTGACCTGAATAACTGCAAATACCAAATCACTCAATAGGTAGTTGGTGTCTGCTTCATCTAGTGCTGTGCGGGCATTTTCAGTATTGCCCGTTGCCTGTGCTGGGAATATCTGATTGGCTGCTAGAGTGCTGCCTGAATAGATACGCATTTTAATCAAGCCATCAAAGTTAGTGCTGGTAGTGCCAAATCCGTTTTGGTCAATGCTTGATTCAACAATATGCTCACTGCCTGCCGCTGTTTTCATAACCAACTTTTGATCGTTCCAATAGATATCACCAACTGAGAAGACCCCAGTCTGTGTCTTTTCACTGATAACCAATACATAGGTCATGGTGTCTTTGGTAACACCGTCACTTGAACTTAAACGTGCATCAGTGATAACGCCTTTGGTGTTTGCACTACCATAGACAATGGGAATTTTATTATTTGTTGCGGGTGGGAATTGAATTCTAACACTTGAATTTTGATCAGTGCCACCCGCACCACCACCTGCTCCGTTGATTAAACGACTGGTAACAGTGGCTAAGCCTAGGGCAATAACTGATGTAACAAAGGCAACTCCAGCACTGCCTAAAATGGCAGCACCAGCAATACCAATGATTTCTGCTACAATAATACTGGCGACGTAGGTAAATGCTGGCATTATGTTCTTTCCTTCAAATATGTTTTTTCTGTGAGCCTAAATCCTCTACGCTCTAAATTAATGTCTTCAGTTGTGGTCATACGTGTTGTGAAATAACCATCAATTTTATCCTGTTCAAGTAATGTATTACCCACGTCGCAGAATGTCTTAAACAGCCTGCCACCAATGCTACTCTTGCGATGTTCTTGTTTAACAAACCAAACTAATTCTCTCAATTCACTGTGTTTAGGAGCCCATAAATTCTTTTCTTTAATGGCTATCAATATGCCAACTGGTAGTTCATCAACATATGAAATCCATATGTATCCATTGTTCATAACAGTGAATACCAATTTGCCTAGATGTTCAATGTCATTAGCAGCCTCCACGCTTTGTGAGTAGGCTGTTTCCTTGAGAAAGACCTGCAGTAATCTTATTG